GACCTTAAATGTAACCGACGGTTCTACAGAATCTGATAGACAACTCGCAGTACAACAAGCGGCAGTAAATGGTTCTATTGAAATCGTAGAAGTTAATGACGCAGGTGTAGAATACTTGCAGGTTACAAACGGTGTTGTTGATGCGGGAGGTAAGTTTACCATTCGACTTAGTGGCGGATCTGGTGTTGATGCATCTCCACTTGATAACATCTATAACGGTTCTTCAGTATATATTATCTCAGGAACTGGATCTGGACAACTTCGCAGAATTATTGATTACTCAGGATCCACAAAGACTTTGGTAGTCAATACTGCATTTACAACAGTTCCAAATACAGACAGTCGAGTTATTATTTCACCGACTGTAACAATTATTGGTGACGGGTCTGGTGCAAAGGCATACTCTCGCGTAGATGAAAATAACGGCGTCGCGAACGTCTCGATCATTGACTCTGGTCACAACTATACCCGCGCGCAAGCACTCATCACCGCAAATGTTGTTAACGGTGCAGGTGCATCTGCAAATGTTATTATCTCTCCAGTTGGAGGTCACGGGTCAGATCCAGTACGCGAATTGGGCGGCGATAAGGTCGCATTAAATGTTCAGTTTGGAAGTCAGGAGGGTGTATCTGCAAATGGTAATGGATACATTCCTTCTAATACAGAATTTAGAACACTATCAATTCTTAGAGACCCGATTTTAAAAGTAGATGCAAACAACAATCACGTTCAAGTTGAAACCGTCGCGAATACATCTAACTCGCCGGATACTTTAAGATTGACGAGTCGTCTAACCATTTCATACAATCAAATGAATGGGGACGATCCGGTCAACGAACTTGAAGTGAGAGAGACTATCACTAACGAAAGAGTTAGGTTGCGCGCAGAACTTGGAGAACTTGAATTCGTTACTGAACTGTCTCCAACTCAAAGACGATTCGATTCTTTAAAAAATGCGGTTCAAGGCGCAAACGGAAACATTGTCTATGTCAGAAAAGATGAGACAGAGGCAGATCCATCTTTTTATACAGTGTATATAAATAATGTTGAAAGTTATAGTAATAAACCCGTATTCGTTAAAGATGATGTAATACTTAAAAGTACATCGGAAACAGAGATTGCAACGGTAGAACAAATCAAAGGTCCTGAAGCAAACACATTTTCAGGCGAATTATTGTTTACTGAGAATATTGCTGTTGTGACGAGAGATTTAGAACAACAAGAAGATTTCAAAATCATTTTAGATTTTTAAAGGTAGTATAAATGTCAATCGAAACAAACCTTAACCAAAGTCCTTATTTTGATGATTACGATGAGAGAAAGAACTTTCATCGTGTTCTCTTTAGGCCTGGATTCGGCGTACAGGCTCGCGAACTTACTCAACTGCAAAGTATTTTACAAAATCAGGTCGAAAGGTTTGGCGACGCTGTAGTTAATGATGGAAAGATTGTCAACGGCGTAGGTATCACTACAGAAACTGTAAACTATGTCAAGTTAAGAGATAAAGACGCAAATAATCGAGTACTCCTATTAGGCGATTTTTTTGAATCTGGAAAGGTTGCAAATGCGATTGTTACTGGCGAGTCTACTGGAATGACTGCACAGTTAATTGATGTGGCGGAAGGTTCTGAAGCCGCTGCGCCGAATTACTTAACTGCATTTGTCAAGTATACAAACTCTGGTACTAATAACGAATCTAAAAACTTTGACCCAAATGAAGTTTTGATTTTTAGAAATCGAAATAGTAATAATTTTATCGTTGCTGCAAATACTATTCAAAATAGTCCAACAGGTCTTGGATTAAGAGGATCTGTTACAGACGGAGTTATTTACCATAAAGGAAATTTTGTTCGGGTAAATCCTCAAAGCATTATTATTGAAAAGTACAATACCACCCCAAATAAAAAATTAGGATTTCAGACACAAGAATTTCTAATCAATTCAAATGAAGATTCTTCTTTGTTAGACAATGCTTCGGGCGCAACTAACTTCTCTGCGCCAGGCGCCGACAGACTTAAATTAGAACCTACTCTTGCGACTCGTGCAATTACAACTGATGATGCAAATACTGCAACATTTTTTACCATCGCAAATATTGAAAATGGTCTTATTATCCAAAGAACTAATGAAGAACTTGCAGGAGTTACTACATTAGTTGCAGATAGAATTTTTGAGACAAATGGAAACTTTGCAATCGAACCGTTTAATGTTCGTATCAGAGAAAACTTAAAAAGAGATGATAATTTAGGTAGATTTGAAAACGGTGATATTAATAAACTAGTTGCAGAAATTGAACCGTCTATTGCATATGTAAAAGGCAACAGAATTACTATCGACGAAACCGTCGTTCGTGAGTTTGATAAAGCAACCGACATCGATGTTAAAGATGCACGAGTTATCGGTCAAGCAATCGGAAACTATCTAATCGTCGATGAACTCAGCGGCACTTGGGACTTCCAAGGATTGCGTGAAGTTGACTTATATGACGGCGCATCCAACTCCGTCAGTGGATTAAACTTTAGTGCACAAACCCCGCAAGGTTCAAAGATAGGCGTCGCAAGAGTTCGCGGATTGCAATGGCACGCAGGAATTATGGGAACGCCGACAGGTCAGTTTAGAATCTATCTGTTTGATATTCAAATGAATGCAGACAAGACTTTTTCTGATGTTCGTACAATACATCAAGACAATGGGTCCGGCGCAGATGGTATTGCAGACATTGTTTTAGATGCTGCAGGAAATGCAATCATTCAAGAATCTGCATTAAAAACATTAGTTTTTCCATTTACACAAAAGGGAACTAAGACTCTCAGAGATGCAGAAAATAACGTAGACACGCAGTTTGTAGTTCGTACTGAAAAAACTGTAAACTTCGATGCGACAGGTACCGCAACAGTTACTCCTAATACTGCGCATGCGGGCGGCACAGAAACTTTAAATGACACTGGTCTCCCGTTAACAAATAATGATGAAAGAAATATTGTCGTTATCTCAAAAGATCCGGTTGAAACTGCCCCGCACACAGGACACATCTCCCAAGTTGACGGCACAACTGTTTTGGGAAGCGGCACCACTTTCTTAGAGTCTTATCAAGTTGGTGATGTTATGACCATCATTGACGGCAGTTCAAACGAATACAGTGAAATTGTTGCAAGTATTTCAGATAATATTACATTAGAACTTGCAAACAACCCAGGCCTTTCCGGAGGCGGCAATCGTTTTGCACATAAAACAAAATTTCCAAAGGGATACGTTTTTGACTTATCATCAAATGGTACAATCAACTCAACGTCAACTCAACATATTATCGACCTTCAACAGGCAAATTTAACAAACTCGTTTACAGCATCAGTTTATTTTGATATTTTAAGATCAGATGCAAATCCTGCGTCGAAAGTCGTAAAGAAAAATCATTTCATCCACATCAATACAACCACACACCCTAACGGACCTTTCGGACCGTACTCACTGGGAGTGTCTGATGCGTTTGAATTAGTTAAAGTTTACAAAGGAACTCCGACAGGAGTTTCTACTGATGACCCTGAAATTACAAATCAGTTTGTTCTTAACACTGGTATGAAGGACGCTTTTTACGATACATCTTCGATTGAACTAAAACCTGATGCGACCACTCAATTAGTTGATGTTGGACTTTTAGTGGAGTTTAATTACTTTGATAAAAATACGTCGTCAGGAATTGGGTTTTATTCAGTAGATTCTTATCCAATTGATGATGTGAGTTCTGCAAACACAACTGCTATTAGAACTGAAGAGATACCTATTTTTATATCTCCAACAACTGGTAATCAATACGATTTACGAGACTCCATCGATTTTAGACCTTCAAAGTCTAATGCGGTTACTCCGTCTGCGACTGGGACAGTTTCTGCAGCACCTACAAATCCAAATGATAGTGACGCTTACTTCATTGATTCTGACGGCGCATATACTCCAACTCCAGATTCTAATTTTCAAACTGATATTCAATTTTACTTGCCTAGAAAGGATGCAGTCACATTAACTAAAGAGGGCAATCTTGAAATTCTTAGAGGAGTGCCTTCCATTACGCCGCAAGCGCCCACAGGCGGTCCAAATTCAATGGTTCTTGCAATTTTAAATGTTCCGGTGTTTCCCTCACTTTCGCCGTATGTTGCAAAAAATACGAACAGATTTGATTACAGAATTGGACTTGAGGTTCAAAATAATAGACGATTTACAATGGAAGATTTACGAACCATTGAGCAAAGAATTCGTAACCTCGAATACTACTCGTCTTTGAATGCATTAGAGACCTCAGCTAGAGACAAACAAATATTCGGACAATCAGGATTAGATCGATTCAAAAACGGATTCTTAGTAGATAACTTCGACGGACATAATGTTGCAGATACTACTAAATCAGGATACCGCGCGGCAATTGATCGAAACAAATCTGTATTGAGACCGACATTTGATCGTAATGATCTCAGTTTTTCGACGAGTTCCGCATTATCATCTGATAATATTACTCAAACTGGAGATTTGATTACACTAGATTATGAAGATGTAACTTTTATTGATCAAAACTTTGCAAGTAAATTGCGGAATCCTGTTCAAGAGTTAACATTTAATTGGGAAGGTGAAGTAATTCTCAATCCGTCTATGGACAATGGAACGGATATTACAACTTTGCCGGACATCCAACTTGATTTTGATAATATGTATTCTGCAATTGAAGAAATTGCTAATAGAACTGGTGTTACGGGAACTGACTGGGGAAATTGGACAACAACTTCTCAATCAAGTCGAGTCACTGCAGCATGGCGCACCGGAGTAACCACAGAAACTCAAACAAATCAAATCCAAAACGGCATTGCGACATCTATCAGTCCATCTACCGAAACCTTTAACTTAGGTAATATGGTTACCAATGTCGCGGTACGAGATTATATCAGATCTAGAAATGTTCAAATTACTGGATTTAGATTAAAACCAAATACGCGAGTTTATCCATATTTTGATGATGAACCGGTTTCAGATTATGTTGCGCCTGCAGATGTAAACTTTGCAAACACTGCGCCTGAAGGATCCCCGTTAGTAACAGATGATACTGGTACTGTTCGTGCAAATTTCAGAATACCGAATGATGATAACCTCAAGTTTAGAATCGGGACCAAAAGATTTACTTTATTAGATGTCGAGAATGTAATTACTCAATCCGATTTGATTACGACTTCTGCGCATGGTGATTATACAGCTATTCAGTTAAGTGTATCTCAAAGAGGATCTTCTATCAATATGAAGGTTCCTCAGTTCTCTGATCGTCAGGTAAGCAGAACAAGAACTCTTACCAGTACAACCACAGTAAGAAGAGACCCAATATCACAGACATTTTTTGTGAGTGTCGATGACTCTCAAGGTGTGTTCATCACTAAACTTGACTTGTTCTTTGGTAAGAAATCTTCAACATTGCCGATTACAGTTCAATTGAGGGAAGTTCGTAATGGTTTCCCTTCTGAGGAAATCGTACCATATTCATCCAAAACATTGCAAGCAAATGAAGTAAATGTTGATCCGAATCAAGGCGTAAATCCAACAACATTTACTTTTGAGTCTCCAGTATTTTTAGAAAATAATAAAGACTATGCAATCGTTGTAATGCCCGGCGGAGACTCAGATGAGTATGCACTCTGGACAGGTGAACTGGGAGGAACGGATGTCTTTACAGGAGAGTTAATTCATAAACAACTTGCATCAGGTATCTTGTTTACCTCTGCAAATGACAGAACATATTCTCCTATCCAATCTGAGGATTTGAAATATAAATTATATCGTGCAGACTTTACTTCTGAAATTGGAACTGTATATCTAGAAAATGATGACATCGATTTCTTGACATATGATAGTATTGATGGCAGATTCAATATTGGAGAAAAAGTAGTCAGTGACTCAGGAAATGGATTCCGAGGATTTGTATCGTTTATTGATTACACAAATCAAAAGATTCATTTAGAAAGGTCGACTGGAGGATTCGAAACTGGAGACACGGTTACCGGACAAGTTTCTGGAGCTTCTGCAATTTTATCTTCAGTTGATGACATTTCTTTAAACACTTTTATTCCAAAAGTTCCTCAGTTAACATATGCAAATACGAGCGCGTCTTGGACTGCTAGAACGACATCTGCATCTGGTGTTATTGAATCTGAGTATCAACCTTTAGACTTAGAAGTTGAAAATGATTATTTTGATACGGAAAAGAAGGTTTACTCTAAGACTAATGAAAGTTCTTTGATTCAAGTTGATGGGTCTAGAAAATCATTAGTAATGAAAGGCACATTTAGATCTACCGACTCTAGAGTTTCTCCTGCGGTTGACACAAGTAGAACCAACGGTATCATCATTAGAAATGTGATAAACAATGAAAGTGATGGCGAAGAACTAGAAATCGGTAATGCTTTGTGTAGATACATTACAAAACCCGTTGAACTTTCCGACGGAAATGAGTCAGAAGATATTAAGGTTTATGTGAATGCATACAAACCCGCAGGAACTGATGTAAAGGTCTATGCAAGAATTCATCATCCAGGCGATTCTGAGGGTATTAATGAAAAAGAATTTACACTGTTAAATCAGATTACATCATTCAACACCCTTTCAGATTCAGTCGACAGGGAAGATTTTATAGAACTTGAATATGGATTTTCAGCAAACACAGACGGCGAAGGATTTTTGTGGGATTCTAATCAACAGGCTCGACTAAATACTTCTGATAATGAAATCGTTGCATATAAGTCTGGAGATGGTTCAATCCATCGAACTTATAAGACTTTTGCTTTGAAAATTGTATTGACAAGTACAGGAACAAATATTGTTCCCTTAGTAAAAGATATGAGAGCAATTGCACTACAGAAGTAATGACGAAGTATAAAATAAAAGATAATGAAACCCTCGTTAGAGATGCGGAATCTAATGCTGTATTAAATACTGATTTGACATCATTAGAAAAATATAGAATGCGACGAGAAATTGAGAACAATCGAGAAAGAGAAATTCAAAAAATGAGAGACGATATAAATGACATAAAGTCTCTCTTAACTCAACTTATCGCAGAGAAAAATAAATGACTATATTCATAGCAAACACAAATCTAAATGACAACTTCAACAGTTGGCGTTTAAACACGAACTTTGCTGCAACGGTTATTTCTAATAATGTGGTTACTGTGTCTAGAGCTGGGTCTGCAAACCGCGGCGGAGTTGCAACGGGTAACGGTCATATTATTGGAACATTTAGTGCAAATAACTTGCGCGCTGATGTTATAAGATCCGGAAACACAACAGACCCTGGCGGATTTTTAGAAATTCTTTCAAATACCAGCATTAACGCGCACTCTCTGTCGATTACTTCAAATACAATTTTTCAAGGTAATGTTAACTTTGTTACGACAGGTCTCAATCGAATTATTATGGGAGATGTTTCCCGAATTCGTATGACAGGCGGACAAAGAGGACAATTTTTAAGACAACAAGATCAAGACGATGTATTAGAGTTTAAAACCCTCACCTTGAGGGATATTGGTGATATGTCATCAAACTCTGCTCATCTCATTTTATCCGGTGCAAATACTGCATTTAGTGACAATAATGATTCACCTGCACTAATTCTTTCAAACGGCGTAGATCGTGCAAGATTTTATATGGCGTCTGGACTGCCCGGCGCATCTGATGTTTATTTAAATCTTGTAGACGATACGGGAGACTCAAACTTTATCATTGCAGACTCCTCAAACAGTGCAGTATTCACAGTCAAGTCTACGGGTGAGGTTTTATTTACTGCAAACGCGACGGTTGGTGGTATTTCTACGACTGGTAACATCTTACCAGAATCTGGATATGACGACCAATTAGACTTGGGTGCGCC